TATCAACACTGTTAAAGATATTGGTCAAATAGCAGGTCAAATTGATGACCTGTTTCGCGGGGAACACGAAGCTCAAAAAGCACGTAACAAAAAAGCAGGTGTAGACACTTTTAGTGTAAACTCCGTTGCTCAAGAAGTTATTGATGCGAAGTTAGCGGCTGAAAAACTACGTGAAGTATCTGTACTTGTAGATATGAGATTTGGACCCGGAACGTGGGCAGGCATTGTTAATGAACGTGCTAAAAGAATACAGGAAGCAAAAGAGGCAGAGAGGAAAAGAAAGATAGAGCAGGCTCGTAAAGAACACGAGTTTTGGGAAGCAGCAAAGGCAACAGCAATAGCTGTAATTGCAATAGTAGCAATGGTTACCTGTTTTGTTGTTGTGTTGACTTCTTCTATCTAGAATTGTATACTAAAGTATTTGGAGAAATAAATGTCTTTACCTAAACTAGCTATTGATGCTTTGCTGTTTAAATATCAAGCGGAGATGAAAGATGCAACGTATGTACTCACTAATTATCTCAACAATGCAGTCGCTGTGGGGGAACATCCAGACTTGCTTGAAGAGATGGATAAAGCTATTGATAAGTATGCTGAAGCAAATGAAAAGTTTGCTACGCTTGTAAAGCTAACTCAGGAGAACAAAGATGGCACTAAAAAAGAGCCAACGCTCTTTGAAGGCATGGACTAAGCAAAAGTGGCGTACCAAAAGTGGTAAGCCGTCGACACAGGGTCCAAAAGCAACCGGGGAAAGATATTTACCTGAGAAGGCCATTAAGTCCCTATCAGCGAAAGAGTACGCTGCAACAACCCGTGCTAAAAGAAAAGCAACTAAAGCAGGTAAACAAGTCTCCAGACAACCCAAAAAGATTGCTAAAAAAGTACGTCGTCATAGAAGAGTAACATGACCTATCTTGAATTAATTAATGCTGTTCTACGTGAAATTAATGAAGTGGAGATTACCACAGTCGGTACGACTCGTGGTATTCAATCATCTGTAAAGGATTTTATTAACAAAGCACAGAGAGACATTATTAACTCTGAAATTGAGTGGCCTTTCACTGTTGTTAATCAATCATTTACTACCACGGCAGGAACTGCAGAGTACAGCGAAGAGTCTGATGCGAAGACAGTAGACTATGATAGTTTCACTGTGCAAGAGTCAGCAAGCACTTCTGAGAGAACATTAAAGTATCTTTCGTTCGAAGAATACTTAGAAAGATTTAATGAGACAGATACAAATCCAACAGGAGACGCACGAGGATTGCCTGTGTATGTTTATACCACTCCAGATAGCAAGATAGGATTATCCCCTGTTCCCGATGTATCTACGTATACTATACGATATTATTATTATCAGACAACCACAGATATGTCTGCGAACACAGATACACCAACTATACCAGAACGCTTTCACGACGTGATTGTAAACCGTGCAAGATACTTTGCACATATGCTTCGTTCGGACGTGCAGTTCTCACAGCTTGCGTTACGTGATTATGAGGCTGGTCTTGCTCGTATGCGTATCGAACTCATCAACAAGAAAGATTACATGAGAGCAGTTTAATGGCAGATACCTCGCTTCTTAGCCCGTTTGTTGTCCGTTTGGGCGGTGGCTTGGTATTGGATAAAGATACGTTTTCTATCCCACCCGGTGCTGCCTTACAGTTACAAAACTTCGAACCGGATATCAACGGTGGTTACCGTCGTATGAACGGTTTTACCAAGTTCGACAGTAATCAGGTAGGGGGTTCTTCGGGTACAATTCTTGGCGTACACATATATAAAGACCAAGCGATTGTTGCAAAAGGTACGTCTGTATTTAAAAGCACAGGTAGCGGATATACTAGCATAGATACAGGTCGCACCAGTGCTGGAAGATACAACTTTGTAAATTACAACTTTGATGGCACAGACAAGATGCTTATGGTGGACGGTGCAAATCTTGCATCTGTTTTCGATAACTCTTCTGTAACAGACGTTAGTGCATCAGGTAGACCTGCAAATCCCAAGTTTGTAGAGATATTTAGAAGCCACGCATTTTATGCTGGCATGTCTGCAAGTCCACAAGAACTCATATTTAGTGTGCCGTTTGATGAGGATAGCTTTGATGCGTCATTAGGTGCGGGTAGCATCAAGGTAGACGAACCTATTGTTGGTATCAAGGTCTTCCGTGAAAACCTATTTGTTTTCTGCGAGGATGCTATCTTTAAGATTACAGGCTCTAGCTTGTCTGACTTTGCTGTTGTTCCCGTTACTCGTGCTATTGGTTGCGTTGATGGTTTTAGTATTCAGGAAATATCAGGTGACCTTGTTTATCTAGCCCCCGATGGTTTACGTACGATTGCTGGTACTGAAAGAATCGGAGACGTGGAACTTGGTACTATTTCTAAACAGGTGCAGCCTCGTCTGGACAACATAGATACAGACCGCATCTCTAGCGTTGTTGTTCGTAGTAAGTCTCAATATCGTTTGTTTTTTCCTGATGACACTGGTAGTGCTATATCTTCACCCGGATTATTAGGAGTAATTAAAGCAGGTGTTGATGGCGGAGTTGGATGGGAGTACGCTGATATACGTGGTATTCGACCCTCTTGTTGTACATCAGGTTTTATTAGTGGTGTAGAAACAATCCTACACGGGGGGTATGACGGCTTCGTATTTAAACAAGAATCTGGAAATGATTTTGATGGCACGGACATGTCTGCTATCTATCGCGGTCCAGACTATACGATGGGTGATGCTGGCATCCGTAAGATGATGCAACGTATCATTTGGAACTATGATAATGAGGGTGCGGTTAATTCTAACTTTCGTATACGTTATGACTTCAATTCTAACGAAACACCGCAACCTTCTATATACACCCTGAACACCGGGGCTGCTGTAGCTATCTATGGTAATACTTCGTCAATTTACGGAACAGCCGTGTACGGTTCATCAGGTACACCTCTCGTACGACAAAGCGTAGAAGGCGGCGGATTTACGGTTGCAGTCCGATTAGACGATACAGCAGGGGCTGCACCAATTTCATTGAAAGGCTACCAACTGGAGTTTACTCCGGGTGGAAGGAGATAATAAATGGCAGGATATACCAGACAATCCACGTTCACTGATGGCGACGTTATTACCGCTGCCCATAGTAACGATGAATTTAACCAAGTTCTTGCAGCGTTCAATAATACTTCAGGTCACAAACACGACGGTACAGCAGCAGAAGGTCCGGTGATTGGTTTGATTGGTGACCCCGGTGTTGCCACGCCTCTCAACAAGGTTGTAATCGACAATCCCAACAATCAGATTGAGTTTTCTGTAGATGTATCAAGTTCATCTGTAGAGCAGCTTGTTATTAAAGACGGTGTAATCGAACCTACGACTACCAACGATATCGACCTTGGTGCAAGCAGCAAGCAGTTCAAGGACTTGCATTTAGATGGCACAGCTAACATAGACAGTCTTGTGCTTTCAAGTGGCGCAACTGTTACCGCCATCCTCGATGAAGACAACATGGCATCCGACAGCGCAACGGCGTTGGCAACACAGCAATCAATCAAAGCGTACGTTGACACACAGCTAACCGCAGAAGATTTAGACTTTCAGGCAGATAGCGGTGGCGCACTTAGCATAGACTTAGATAGTGAAACACTTACATTCACTGGCGGCACAGGCATCGATACCAGTGGTTCTGGCAACGCTGTCACGTTCGCTATCGACAGCACTGTTGCAACCCTGACAGGTTCGCAAACTCTTACAAATAAGACTCTCACCACACCAATCATTGCGGAGATTGACTCTGGTGCAGACATCACTCTCGATGCAACTGCTGATATCATCCTCGATGCAGGTGGTGCAAACATTATTTTCAAAGACGACGGCACATCAATTCTTGACATTGCCAACAACTCATCTGATGTTGAACTCACAGTAAGCACAGCAGACAAGAACTTTGCTATCAAAGGTACAGACGGTTCGTCTGCTATTACTGCCTTAGACATTGACATGGCCTTGAACGGTAAGGCTACTTTCAGCGGCGACGTTGTTGTAACTGGCGACCTGACTGTCACAGGTGATGACATTACTATGGGTACGAACACCTCTGGTCACATTATGGTGGCAGACGGTGCGAACTTTAATCCGGTTGCTGTATCCGGTGACGTGACCATCAGTAGTGCAGGTGCAGTAACAATTGCAAACAGTGCTGTTGAAACAGCGATGCTTAATGCTAATGTAATTAGTGGTCAAACTGCAATTACTTCAGGGCTAGATACATCTAACGATACCATACTAATCCACGATGCAGATGCAGGTGCGTTGAAAAAACTCACACTTGCCAACCTGTCTTCTGGTCTTGGTGGTATTACAGATGTGGTCGCAGATACAACCCCACAGCTTGGCGGGGACCTCGATGTTAACGGACAGGATATCGTGTCCGTATCTAATGGTAACATAAGCCTATTACCTAATGGTAGCGGTAAAGTTTTAGTAGACGGTAACGGTTCTACAGGTGGTGTTATTCTTGAAGATGGCAGCATTGATATACGGTCTAGCACTGGCAGTGTAGCAGAGATAAAGTTTTATTGTGAAGTAAATAACGCTCACGCACAGACCTTAAAGCCACAACCACATGCTAATGGTGCAACTAATGCCTTAACACTACCCGGTGGTAACGTTATTGGAAATTCAGATGCAGTTCTAGTGTCTGATACAGGAACACAAACCCTGACTAATAAAACACTGACTACACCTACCATTGACTTGTCAGGTGTTACATCTTCAGGTGACTTGGCTGTAGCAGACGGTGGTACAGGTGCAAGTACTGCTTCTGCAGCACGTACTAACTTGGGTCTGGCTATTGGCACTGATGTACAGGCATATGACGCAGAATTAGCTGCTATTGCTGGACTGACTTCTGCGGCAGATAAGGGTATTCAGTTTACCGGGTCAGGAACAGCCGCAACTTATGACCTTACAGCCGCAGGTAAAGCCCTGCTAGATGACGCTGATGCTGCTGCTCAACGTACAACTCTTGGTTTGGGTACGGCAGCAACTCAAGCCGTAGGAACATCAGCTAGTAATGTGGTGCAACTAGATGGCTCTGCACGGTTGCCAGCAGTCGATGGTTCCCAGCTAACCAACCTGTCAACTGGTGCTACCGCTGGGTTTGCGGTGGCTATGGCAATCGCTCTATAGTTGACAGACACTTTTAAAAACAGTATACTATACTGAGGAGAAATCATGGCACAGGATTTTGAAAGAAACATTGCAAGGAATGTGGGGACGAGTGAAGTAGTTCTACGAACCGCAAATTCCGACGATGCTCTTATTGGTATCAATATTGCTAATGTTACAACTTCACAAATTACAGTGGATGTATATATCACAGGGGCAGGTGCTACTGATGATTACTACATTGTTAAAGCTGCTCCCATCCCAGTAGGTTCAGCCCTACAGGTATTGGATGGCGGTGCAAAAGTTGTAATGCAATCTGGCGACATACTTAACGTCAAGAGTGATACCGCAAGCAGCGCAGATGTTTGGGTCTCTGTAGTTGACACCATCAGTTCATAAGGAATAGCCCATGCCCCTCATTGGTAATCCTATCACTGCAAATTTTCAAAGCAGACCTGCTACCCAAGAGTTTAATGGTGACGGGTCTACAACCACGTTTACCCTAAATCAGACGGTAACTCAGGAAGATATCATCGTATCTGTAGATGGTGTCGTACAGGAAAGTGTTGATGCGTTCACTGTGCCAGACGGTACAACACTCACCTTTACTGCAGCACCGTCAAGCGGAACAGGTAACATCTTCGTAAT